CGGGGTACTACCCCGGGGTTGCTTATTATGAGATCACGTATCAACCAAGTACCATATAGTATCCCTTCTGGACACTACGAACAGGATCAGTATACCTATCCGGGTGGCGTATTCGTACGCACCGCCGGGCAGGCTGATTCCCCCGTATATCCGTTTGGATTCTCTATTGACGAGTTAATCGTCGATGAGGCTCCTCATATGAAGAGGTATGGAAACTGTACCCACACTGTTACGAAGACCAAATTCTACGAGAATGCACCAAGCATTACGTGGATTTGGCCTCCGGACAAGTATGTGGATAAGTACAGTGGTGGCTACTGGTTGTGGTCGGTTAGAGGCGTCGTGGACTCTTGGTTGACGGCGAGTATAACGGTGAGAACCGTTGATCGCGCAGACCTGAGTTACGAAGCCCTTTCGGCAATGAGGCCATCCTTTTCGGACGCCTCATTATTCAACGACCTACTGGAACTCCGTCAAGTCGCGGACCTAATTAACCCCCTTGGGGTTAGAAAGGGATGGCTAAAGCGTTACCGTAAAGGTAAAGCTCCCATCACGCGGCTCGACGAGTTTAAGGCGGGCGCTAACATGCATCTTTGGTACCAGTTCGGTATCAAACCTGCAGTGGCGTCTGTCAAAGAAGTAGTCAGGCTTCTTTCGGAGTTGCCGCGAGCAATCGCTAGACTTCGAGAGAAGAATAACGTTGTTCTTACCCGGCATTATAGCCGGCGTTTGGACAACTGGACGTTACCTACAGCCGATGCCACTGTTTACAGTGGAAGCGGATATGTGGTAAAACAGACTACCCAGTGGATAGTGCCCCCTGTGTATCATGCTAGCATGAGATTCCGATATGACCTTTCTGGTCTTTCGGATCTGGAGTTAGCGACACGGGCGTGGGCCCAAGCCTTAGGCTTGGATAAACCGTTAAGCGTTGCTTGGAACGCCATACCCCTATCGTTCATCGTCGATTGGTTCGTCGATGTCGGTAGGTGGCTCGGTTCACTCACGGACGGTTCCGTGATTCCCATAGTAGTAGAGGACTTTTGTGCTAGCACAAAATTCCGCTACGTCACCAGCGCAACCGCGTCCTTTACTGTTGGTGTTGTTAACCCTAAAACGGTTACAACACTGCAGGTAGGGACGAGGACGCATGGTGTTTACGACCGCGTCGTGGGACCACCAAGTACCACGAGTCGTTTACGCTTCGGACTCCCGAGCGTGGATCAGGTGTTTACCCTGGTCTCGCTTGGTGTTCAACGCGTTAACCCACGCAAGCCGCTTAAGACGCCACCTAAACCTAGGTGGCTGAAATTTAGCAGCAAGATGGCCGTTATTCGGTGATCCTGTTTCTACGTAGTTTTATAGGAGTACCCCATATGGGGGATCCGACTACGAAGCGCAATCTGAACGTTGTGAAACGTCCAAACATATGCTAACTCAAGACATCACGCTAGCTGGAGATAGCTCCAGTACGCGTACGTACTACCTCACCGAGGGACCGACGACTGGCAAGAAAGCCAGCCTTCGTCGTAACTCGGCGGCCCCGACGGGAGAAGCGGAGGAACTCGCTGTATCACACAGCGAATCTCTTCGCAACGGTACCGTCGTTAAACGTCACCTCGCGCGCCTTAACCTGCAGAAGCTCAATGCTACTACACTAAAGGCGCACACTGTGGCGTTGTACGTGGTCATCGAAGTCCCTCAGGACTCCGTGATCACGGCCGCGCAAGTCAAAGACATGCGGACGCAAATGGTCAATTTATTGACCAACGCGAACGTAGACAAGCTCATCGGCGACGAGTGCTAAGCGAAAGCCTAGCGCACGTAGGCGGGGGCGAAAGCCCCTGCCTTCCGTAAGGAAACCGTGTGCTGTCTGTCTTCGAGCCAGGAAAGTTTCCTGGTTACTTTCCTTATGGGAAGTGCTTCGTAAGAAGTTCTTCCCTTAGGATAATTCGGCGAGATAGGCCAAGGTAGGTCTAGTAGTGTTTTGAGATAGCATTCATCGTGTGTTTAACCATATCATATATATGAAACGGAAAACTAACTGCTCTTCTGAGCAGCAGACGATGGAAGCAAAGAAAGCGAAAGCTTTCTACGCCTCTGTTACATCATGTGCACTGCTGGACCTAGCCGACACTAACAGTGTCTCTAAGCAGGAGTCACGACGCGACCTCGAAGAACTCGAGAATCGCGTCGCTGATGAGGGACTGTCATTTCTGACAGTCACTCTTCCATCCTTAGGTAAAGCCCTTGATAAGGCTTTGTCTGTGGACGGAGGGATACTCAACACAGTGGGATTCGAGTTAGAATCTCACTGCCGGTACCCGAAGTTTCTTCGGTGCTACTGGAGCAGAGTATTTGACGAGCTGGGTCAGGTGAAACCTGACGCAGATCCACTGAGTGTTCGAGCACTACGGCAAATTGTATATTTATTATACAAGTTGGAGATCCCACCCACCCAGGAACAGCGCGACAGAGTTGTCGCTGAGTTCGTGGAGGTGGATTCCGCGCTTCCCGTCCACTTCACGACTTGTCACCAGATTTCTGGTGACGACATCATGACGAGGTCGGAGCCATATGACAACGCTGTCTTGCTGACAGCGTCGAATATTGTGGCTAAGTTGTTCCGAGGATTTAATCCTCGGGACATTAAACCCAAGCACGGACCCGGCGCAGTGGCCACTGGAGAAAAGAACCACGAGAAGCATTGCTTCAAGCGGATCTATCAGGACATTGAGACGATGTATCCATTTATGGATTATTTCGTTTCAGGCCTGAACCACGTAGCCCATTGCTGGCCGGAGTTGCAAAGGCGTTTGAAACCCCTTAAGTCGGGTACGGCGAAAGTCGTACTCGTCCCAAAGGATTCAAGAGGCCCGCGTCTGATCTCGTGTGAGCCACTCGAGTACCAATGGATCCAACAGGGCCTTGGGAATGCG